AGTTAAGAAAGTTAGTTCTGCCGCCCTGTACACAGTTCCTGGGAAATTAAATATCTCAGTATCTGCTGTACCAACAGAAGATTTTACATTCGATGTTACGTGTAGTTGAGTATTTAGCTTACTTACGGGAGTTATAATAGGTTCATTAAAAGTAACCTCTCCTGTAAATGCTGTACTTCCATCTACAACAGCTTCTAAGTTAGCATTAACTGTGTTGATATTAGTAGTGTTAGTACTAATATTAGTGTTGGCAGCAGTAAGACCATTTACTACAGCAGTAACATTATCTTGTACTGTGTCAACATCCGCACCAACAGTAGATGCAACCGTAATCTCATCTGCTGCAGTAGTTAAGTTAATACCACTTCCTGCTACAAGAGTAAGAATATCTGCGTTAGCAGAAGCAGCTACGTCGCTTTGCCCTGAGACTTGAATTGTATTGTAGTATACTAGAGAATCTAGTCTAGCAGCATTTGTTACAGTATTAGATGAAATAGTTGGAAGATCTGTTTCAACCGTGCCAAATCTAGTATTCAGATCTGCAATATCTACTCCATCAACTGTACCGTCTACTACTAAGTTGTTAATTCTAAGGTCTGCATAAGCACTAAAAGTGTAGTCAGTAACAACATTACTACCTTCATCTTGTGTAAATGCTAAAGCAATTTGATCTGCTGACTCATCCCAACCTAAGAACACATTAGAGTCTGATCCTCTAGAAATAAGAACACCAGAATCAAATGAAGCAGCAGCAGCGCCATTAGAAAGAATAAGAGTTCTGTCTTGGATAACTGTGTCTATTGATCCAATAGTAGTTTGAGTACCTCCAACAATTAAATCTCCATCTACAGTAAGATTTTGATTCATAGTAACATTGCCAGTAAAGGCAGTACTTCCATCTGTAATTGCAGCTACATTATCTTGAACGAGATTTACGTTAGCATTAGTAGCATTCAAGTTGCTTTGTACTAACCCAATATCAGTTGATCCGTCTACATGAATCTCAACGCTTTTAGAGCCCGCATTTCCAATAAGAGTAATACCGTCTCCAGCAGTCAAAGTAAGCGCATCAGCATTAGCACCTGCGTCTATGTTAACACCATTAGCAGTTATTCGTCTAAAGTATTTTAACGAATCAAGTCTTGTAGAAGCGGTTGAAACATTATCTTGTACTAAATTGATAGATGTTGTTCCAGCGTCTACGTTGTCTTGAACATCGTCAATTAAGCCTGTTAATGTTACATAACTATTATAGGTGTTAGCTACACCAACAACTACGTTGTCTTGTACTAGATCAACGTCTGCTTTCAGTGTAGTATATGTATTATAAGTATTAGCTACTCCTGCTAGAATATCTGTAGCATTAGCTGATACGTTGCTTTGAACTGTATCTACTGCAGACTGCAGAGCAACTGCTGCACCGCCGAGTGAGAGGTTATTAGCGGTGTGGTCAAAGATAAATCCGCCAGAAGTAGAAGTAATATTACCTCCGACGACAATACCTTTTTTGACCTTAAAGTCTTTTTGTTCCGTTGCCATTTAAGTGTCTCCTTAGTCTAAGAATCTTAGAATTTTTATAGTATTATTTGAACTTACAGCTCTAGCTTTTATCTCTACGTTACTAGTTGCTATATTAGCATTAAAAGTAACGATTGGTTGCGTACTTGTATGTACTATTGCATATTCAGTCAATTTTACATCCGTACCATCATGGACTAATAATACCTCAGAACTTTGATATTGTCCATATGTTAAATCTTGAACATTGATAATTAGCTTTGCAAAGTTAAAATCATCTTTATTAAAAGAACTTACTACCGTTTCAATAGTAGTAACGTTTGATTGAGTAGTAGAGTTCATAGTAAAACTCTCAACTCCGTTTGAGGAAAAACTGACATTGCTGATAGAGCTTAACTCATCCAAGTTTTCAATGCCAATAGTTCCTGTATATCTTGCTCCTGATATAAATACACTCTTTCCAGAAAAATTTATACCATTGGGTAGATTGGTTCCAATGAAATTTAGGATACCAGATTCGTAATCAAAAAACCATTCATCATCATTACCTGATCCTGTTATAAATAATCTAGTTCCATTAGATACTGGATCAGATTCTCCTGCATCTGCTACGTAAACAGTAACTAGATAAGTAGAACCAAACTGAGGAGGAATCCAATTAGTTAGTCCTGTTTTCCATGTTCTATATTGCGTAGCTGTATTATCTGCAGTACACTCTACGGGGGTTGTATACACAGATACTATTGCAGTTGATGTAGAAGGTTTAACTCCAGGTACTTGATTAGATTGTAACCAAGTTAAGTCTCCTCTTTCAATAAGAGGAGAAGGTATAGCTTCGTTTGCAGCAAGTTTTTTATTGTTTGTATCTGTTTTAGTGGCTGCATAGCCTATTTTTTTCCACAGATAATCTATCTTTTGAGAATCTGATATAGCCATTAGCTAGCCTCCTCGAAACTTAATGCAGTTAAACTTTGACTTGAAGATAATCCTATAGAAATTAACACTTGATTACCTGTTGCATTAGAAGCATTCTCTGTACCAAAAGTAAGAGTATATGCTTGGTTATTTATAGATGTTCCTGTAGGAACAACATCTGCTCCTGTTAAAGCACAACCATTACTTCCATTACCTCCGTTGCCTGTATTGCCTCCTGGTTGTCCAGCACCATTATACTGAATAGTAGCATCTAACCAACCATTAGCACTAGAAGAAGAATCAATTCCTGATCCAGGAAGAGCAATGTGTAAAGAAGAAATAGTTCCTGTTAATCTTATTTTAAAGTTTGCCATATTAGAGCGTCTAAACGCAAGTCTAATAAACTGGGCCCCGTTACGCCCTGTAGCTAGATCAGGTCCTGCAGGTAAATAACCTGTGCTTAAATCAGTAGTAAAGTGTTTTAATGTGTCCCATCTTACTATTGCTTCATCTGTACCAGCAACAGTTTGTAATCCAGACCATGCAGAAGTATTATAGTAGTCAGTAGAAGAATTAAATGACGGCGTAGCACCACTAGCCCCCGAAATAACTATACGTTTAGCATCGTCTGTATAACTAGCTCCTAAGTCATCACTTACAGTTATTAGCTCTTCTGTAAAACCACTTAACGATTGACTGTAAACTTGAAGTTTTGTACTTGATAATTCCTCATAACTACCAGTTCCGTTTACATTTTTCATTCTAAACTTTAGAGTTTCAGAAACTTTTGCAGAACCGTTAACATTTATAGAAATATCACCTAAAGTGTACTTATTCGAACTGTTCACTCCTGTACCTTTTAGAGGAATTGAACTAAATAAATAACTTGAAGCACCATCTAGATCATTATAATTTTTAGTTTGAGTTGAGATAGCGTCGCCACTTGTACTTTCAAAATTTGTAGCAGGAGCTATTTCAAAAGGAGTTGTAGTATCTCTATACGTTTGATCAATCCAATCATATGCTTTTGCGCCACTTAATTGCACTTGACCGCCAGTATTATAATAAGGAATACCTGAAATATATCTATAAGTTCCTGCTGTAGTTTCTGTAAGAGTTGCGGCGCTTAAGTCTAAGCTAGGAGTGTCAATTAAAGTCTCTTTTACAATCTCTACAGTATTTGTACTTCCCTCAGTGCTATGTTGAAGAGAGAAAGAATTAAGACCATCAGAAAGAGCTGTAGCGCTTTTTTGTACAAAAGCTTTGAATACTCTATAAAATCCTTCTGGATAAATTTTACTACCTCCAGAAACTGCATTACCATTAGCATCTGAACCATTGGCGTCAATGTCTTCACTAATAACAAGAGAAGTATAAGTACCAGCATCGTTACCCGTAGTAAAAGCTTTAGAGCCGTCTGCACTTCCATTTACTATAGCACTTAGAGTACCTGATACTGCATTATAAGCATAGGAGTTTAAAATATCAGTGCTAACATATCCTGTTTGATCTACCGTTCTGTTTACAGCGTTACCAGGGCTTGCTGTTGCTCCGCCTGTGTTGTCGTCAAAACTTGAAGTAAGTAAAGGATCAATACCTACATCTTCAGAAGTCATACTAATAGTTTTAGAGGATAAACCTGCAGGAGCACTGGGAGCAGCGAGTATTTGAATATAACTAGTTCTAGTATCAGTGTCATCAGTAGCTGTCAAAGAGTTATCTCCAGTCGCAAGTAGGGATAAATCATAAGTACCTGTAGAAGTATACTCATGAATAATATTAGCACCAGAAGGAGTACCTGCTGCCCCTTCGCTTAATGAAACAGTGTTAGAATCTCCAAAGTCCCACTCATAAGTGTCTGTATTTTCTGACTGGTTTATGAAGGTAGCTACATTACGTTTATTACCATTATAATCAGTAAATAAATATCCTAAACGCACAGAAGAAGAGTTTAGTCCTTGAGAGATAGTAGTCATAGTGCCTGTATATTCTGATCTAGGATCTGGTCTCACAGTAATGGTAGTAGCAGTGCTTGTAAAGGGAGAAGTGCTGTGTCCGTTATAAAGAGAAAGTGTGACGTCAAAAGTTTCTTCTACTGTAGGGTCTGATAGTGCAAAAGTATGTGAGATAGTTTGATTAGTATCTCCAGAAGATCCCGATCCGGTAGTTACATACTCTGAGTTTCCATCTCCCCATACCCACTGGTATCTAATAGTATCAGGAAAATCAGAATTATTACCAGGAGAAGTAGCAGTAGTATTTGTAAAAGTTACAGGTAGTCCAGAAGTAGCTTCTTCATTATTCCCACTAGTAACATTTGCTGTAAAAGCAGGAGTATGAACAGAATATACATATACATCTGAAGTAGTACTAGTATCTTGTCCATTACTAGAAGAGGCAGCCGTTAAAGTTATAGTATACTCTGCATCTCCTGCTGAGTTATTATAAGTGTGAGAAACAGTGCCCCCTCCAGGAGTACCTGCACCGCTAGAACCTAAAGATGTGTTCGAACTTCCGTCTCCCCAGTTTATTTCATAAGAATCTGCATATTGGGAACTATTGGTTAGAACTATAGAGCCTGAGTCATCAATAGTAGAATCTGCAACAGAAAAGGCTGCTATAGGAGAAGGAGTTTGTATATTAATGTAGTTTTCTCTAGTAAAAAAGGCTTCTGAGCCTTCACCAGTTCCTGAAGTATTTTTTGCAGTAACAGTAATACTTTGAAATCCTCCATTAGGTACGTTATAAGTATGAGAGACAGAGGTAGAAGAAGTAGATGTATTAGATGTGCCATCTCCCCAGCTTATTTCATAGTTATTAGCATTACCTGTAGGAGTGATATTTAGAGTTACAGGTAAAGGAGAATTTCCAGAGGTAGTGTTAGCTACAAAAGACACTGCTTTAACAAAAGTATCATTTCTTACATTTTCTAGCACTTCATTAAGGGCATCAATAGCTTCTGTAACTGTAGTTGAAGAAGTCAGATACTGATAAGCGCCGTCCAAAAAGTCAAGATCTACAGAAGTTCCTAAAGATAAAGTATTAGCTGTAGAGCTGACACTATCTGCTATTAGATTTGTAACTTGCATACTAGCAGTTACAATATTACTAGCTACTACGTTACTATAAGTAGTTTCTGCAGTTACGTTCGAGGCGACTACATTACTATAAGTAGTATCTGCTGAAATTGACGCTGCTGAGATGTTAGCAACATTTATATCTCCCGCAGTTCCAGTAAATATTTCTCCCTCATTAGTAGCATCTAGTAAAAATGTGTATGCATTTGCAGAGGCGTCCCAACCAAAAAATCCTATTTTAGATTGAGAGTCTTCGTAATATCTAAATTCAATACCTCTATCTTTACCGTCAGAGGCTGCTAGTACATTATTACCTGCAAGAGTAATAATAGGATCTTGTAGCGTAGTAACTGTAGTATCTACTTGGGTGGTGTTACCGCTTACAATCAAATTACCAAGAAGCAATAAGTTAGCAGCATCTAGAGTAATGCTGCCAGTATTAGAAGAAATATTTGCTTGTGTAATTACAATATCAGCAATGTTTGCTTGAGGAAACCCTGTTTTTAAGTATACTTCATTAATAGCAGAAACTAGGTTAGAAGTATCTACTGTAACTAAGTCTGCTTTAGAACCTACATTAGATTCTACTCTAAATTCTAAAAAGTTTAAGTTAGCAGTAAGAGTATTGAGGTTAGCTGTTACAGAGGTTTCTAATGCAGTAGTGTTATCAGATAAAGTATTAAGGTTAGCCGTTACAGAACTTTCTAATGCTATAGCATTATCTGTAACAATATCTAGGTTGGCACTTACACGAGTTTCTAGTGCAGCAGCGTTGTCTGTTACGATATCTAGATTAGCACTTACACGAGTTTCTAGTGCAGTAGCATTGTCTGCAAGCGTATTAAGGTTAGCTTGAGTACGTGTATCTAGTGTTTCTACATTAGCAGTTATTACATCTAGATTAGCTTGAGTACGTGTGTCTAGTGCTTCTACATTAGCAGTTATTACATCTAGGTTAGCTGTTACTCTTACATCTAACGCTTCTACATTAGCAGTTATTACATCTAAATTAGCTGTCACTCTTACATCTAGTGCCTCAGTGTTGGCAGTAAGAATGTTAAGATTAGCTGTTACTGCGGTATCTAGGGCTTCGGTATTTACAGTAAGAACATTAAGATTTGCAGTTACAGCTGTATCTAAATTTTCAACATTAGCTGTGAGAGTATTAAGATTTGCGGTTACAGCTGTATCTAGGTTCTCAACATTAGCGGTGAGAGTATTAAGATTAGCTGTTACAGCTTCGTCAAGAGCTACAACATTACTACTAATTAAATTAAGATTAGCAGTAACAGAAGTTTCTAGTGCAGTAGCGTTATCCGCAAGTGTATTAAGATTTGCAGTAACACGAGAATCTAGTGCTTCAGCATTTGCAGTCGTAAGGTCTATGTTAGCTTGAGTGCGTATATCCAGAGACTCTACATTTGCAGTAATTATATCTAAGTTTGCTGAAACGCGAAGGTCTAGCGCAACAGCGTTATCAGTAGTTGAATTAATGTTTGCTTCTACATTATCAGCTAAAGCAACCACATTATCATAAAGAGAAGCTACATTAATTTGGAGTATAGCAATGTCTTCTCCGCCTACATCTGCAATAGCAGCGTTAGCATAAGCGGCATAGGCATCAAGATTAGAACTTACTACTCCTATATTAGCTGTAAGTTGAACTACATTACCATCTAGAGTATCAAGACGTTCTTCAGTATTAGAACTTATAGAATTTATAGAGGCAACTATATTGTCTTTAACTGGAGTTGTTAAATTTGAAGGATCACCTGTAAGAGCTATAATAGTTGCATTAGAAGCAATATCACTAGCAACAATAGTTACAGTATCAATAGCATTAGCATCTGCTTGTAAACTAACACCAGGAATTCTAATCGTACCATCAGGGGCAACATTAAAATTAGAAATATCAATAGCTTGACCGCTGATAGAGCTATTAGCCCCAATAAAAATAGTACCGTCTGCAACCCATAGTTCTTTAAATCTACGATCAGGCGCACCCAAACTTTGTACTTCGTTATTAGCAGGAACAACATTAGAGCCTATTACAATATTAGCTTCTGGAGAATAAACATTAGCGCTAATAAAAAGATCACGGGCGTCGGCAGAACGCACCGTGATCTGGTTTTGAAACTCGCCTATACCAATGTTAAGATTACCTACATTAGCATTTTCTTCACCTTTAGGGCCTCGTACCCCAACTTCAACAACTTTTATAGCTCCTGAATTGGGAGCGGTTACTATAACTTGATTTGTGGTCTCGGAGACAGTGACGGTCTGTACTGTTTCACTTACGGTTACTTTGTTGCTCAAACTGTAATCTCTGGAACTACATTAAATTTTCCTTCGAGTATTCTTGTAACAACTCCAGACGGAGATTGAATTTCGAGATCATATTTAAGAGAACCAGGAGGTATAGAAGAAGTATTAGCTGCAGCAATAAGAAGTCTAACATTACCGTTAGCTCCATCTTCGCTATCTTCCGCTGAACCAGTTATTATGCAGTGACCGTTTGAAGTAGCATTACTATGTAAATCAACTATAAGGTCTCCTCCACTATACTCACGAACATGCATTCGTACAATATAATTAACAAGACTAACGGCAGTTCCATTAGCGTCCTTATAAGTTATGATTTTATCAAAAGTAGCTCCTTGCTCACAAGTGAAATTATACTTTCCTGCTGACATTTATTTTTTGTCTCCTAGCAGATCCTTCATCAAGGAATCGTAGTTATTATTAATTTGTACGGCTACTCCAGTCTCGCGCTTTGGTCGTGCTGAGGTTTCCATATCATTAAGAAGTTTCATCCAATCAAGTAAATCTTTCTTAGAATAGACACCTGATTCAAAAGCTTCTTGTAGTTTCTCGTCGATAACTTTATTAATAACTGAAAGCCTTTTTTGTCTATTTAAATATCCTTGGCTTAGATATACGTTATCCACGTAAGATTTAACTTCTTTATTCTCAATAATACTGGTTACTTGGTCCATTGTCAATGAGTGATTTTTAGCTATTTCATCAATGCTCTGACCAGCTAAGAAATCATTAGCAACAAGTAAGTAAGTAGGATCAAGAGCTGGAGCAGCAAGTGATTCGTTTAATTGTTCACTATAGGTAATAGGTATATTAGGTTTATCGTTCATTTTTATCCTTTGTCATATCTTCGCAGTCTTTCTTCTCTAGACATGCGTTTTCCATATCCAAGCTCTTTCATAATAGCCATACGTTCGCTTTCTGTCATATCTTCCCAAGCATCTTTCTGTGCTTGAGTTCTATTGCAGCCAATACAGAGACCAGTAAAAGGATCAAAGCGACAAATAGAAATGCAGGGGGTAATATACATTAAGGCTCCTCTTGTATTAGACGAGTATTTATATTTGCAGCAATGTCTAATACAGTTTCATTTTGTATCATCTCTATAATAATACTATTAACTTCAATATCTCTACGTAGCCAATACATTTTTTCTTGTAACTTAGCTAGTTCTGCTTGATAGAACTCTAACTCTTTTTCTTTACGTACTTTTTGCTCAATAATATCTGATAACAGTATTAAATTAGAATTTTTTTCATTCATGACAGTTGATACATCTACAAGTGTTACAAGTTTTTATAGCTTGAGGAGTTGAGTGTTCTCCTCCAGTACGTTCTAACGCAGTGTATTGAGGAAGACCACAGTGAGAAAGTCTTCCACAATTTTGACAATAGACTAACCCTTTTTCTTTGGCATGTCCCACGGTTGATCGCCTTTCCATCCTTGAAAGTTTTTTACTGGAGCTACTAAGCACATTACTTGATCAGGAAACATAATAGTAATACTAGTAGTTTGAGTATCAAGATTAGCCCAAATATAAAATCCAGCAGGGTAAAAAGTATTAGTAGTAGACTCTCTAACTACAGTATCTCCTGTAAAAAGCAGTCTTTCGTTCATAGATCTGAAAGTGTTAAAAACATTTACTGCTTTATCACAAGGTAAAGACACTTTAAGAGTTCTTTCTTGAGAAACTGCTGCAGTAGCTAGTCCTAAAGTTGTTAATATGGTAAAAATTATATGTTTCATAGCTCGCTCTCATATGTTATAGTGAACAGCATGTCAGCTACACCATAAGGAGCCATAACTCCTTCATCAGTACTTAGCTGTAGTATTCTTACATCCACTAAACAATCAACACGATCTCTTAAATTATTTAGAACGTGTTCTATATCATCTAAAAGAGCCTCTGCCCACCAAGTAGAGTCTTCTATCTCTCCTAAGTCTTCATGCACATAGCCTCTAAGGTTAAAAGTGGCAGTTTTGTATCTAATACCTGCTTCTATTTCTTGGTAGGTTTCTTCTACAATATAAAAGCATATTGTAGGAAAATCATTTATTTCGTATAAAAATCTATATCCAGGAAAGCAATTTTCATGACAATCTGTATTAAACTCATATTGCTGAGATCCAGGAAGATTAGAAGATTGAATAGAGGTTCCTCCATCAATCGTTCTTAATTCTTTAGTCAGTTCTTGCAATAGAGTTAGTTTGTTCATTACTTACTCCGAGATCGCAGGCTTGGTTCCAAATTGTCTTGTATAGCCTGGATCTTCATCATAGGCACTTGCCCATTTATTTTCTGTAAACTCTGCAAACTTGAGCAATGCTTGAAGTTCATCATAGTTTTCGCTAATCCAAAGGTCGTGTTGTACTACAGTATCTTGTAGTTGTTTAATGTTATTTTGGGCAGAGATTTCATTTTCTACTGCCATACGGCTGGTTAATGTTGCAACTTCTGTTTTAAGCATATCTATAGTTTGTGATTGTTGTGCGGTCCACCACACAAAACCAGAAACTTGTAATACAATAGCAACTACAACTCCGATACTAAATTTTGTGTTCATCTAAGTACTCCATTTCTGTAATTATTTCATCACCCTCTCGATCATGCGCTATTCCAAGCGCTAAATTTTGTATCTGATCTATAAGATGCTGACAAGAATCATGATCATAGGTACGCCCACTGCTTTGTGAAAACTCGTTGCGTATTCGATGAGCAGTAACTGCAAGATCGTGCATTGTGTTTATTCGTCTAATTAGCTCTTCTAGGCTGTGCCTCATTAGTGCAGTCTCTCTTTAGGAGCTAGTACAGCTACTTCATCTTTAAATTCTTTAACTGCATCAATCATAAGATCATAGTCTGTATCACTTAACATCGTTCTATAGATGCTTAGCGAAATCGTGCACAGTACAGCAGCTAACATTAAAGGATCATGATCTTCTTCGATTAGTGTATTTGTTATTTTCAAAAAAGAGCCATACACAGCTTCAAAAGATTTTTCTTGAAAGGTCGTCATACTTACTCCTAAAAATTATACATAGCAGCACCAACGTCTGCCATTCGACAACTAAATGCCCATTCGTTATCATACCAAGCGAGCACCCGAACCATGTGTTTATTAACAATTCTTGTTTGATCTGGTGCAAAAATGCAGCTTTCGCTTGTTGTATTAAAATCGCTGCTTACAAGAGGAAGAGGCTCATAACCAATAATGCCTGCATACTTGTTACGACTTGCAACGTACATTGTATCATTTATAAGTTCTTCGGTTACGTCTACCCTTAGATTAACAGTAAGATCTACGCAGCTTACATTTTGTGTAGGAACACGTATAGCACTGCCCATTATCTTACCTTCGAGTGCAGGATAAACATGCTTTAAAGCCTTTGCAGCTCCAGTGCTTGTAGGTATCATATTTGATCCAGCAGCACGAGCACGATACATATCACGATGTCTTCTATCTATTGTTCCTTGATCACCTGTGTAACTATGAACTGTAGTCATCTGTCCGCTTTCAATTCCAAACTGCTCGTGCAGCACTTTAACTAGAGGTGCAAGACAGTTTGTAGTACAGCTTGCATTGCTTACAATACGATCTGACGATTTTAACTCATGATCATTTACACCATATACAACTGTACGATCTACATTTACAGCAGGAGCACTAATTAGTACACGATCAGCACGTCCATAGCGTATATGATCGCTGGCTATTCGACCATCATTATAAACACCTGTACACTCAAATACTAAATCAACGCCTTCCCAACTTAAGAATCTAGCATCGCGTGACTGACTCCAGTTTATTTTATAAGCTAAATCTTCTCTTGGCGTAAATCGCCCATGCACGCTATCATAACTTAAAAGATGAATATGGTGTTCAGGAGGCCCACTAGCATTTATTTGTACAAGTTCCATATCATCTCTGTCTTGCATTATATGTCGAGCAAGACAGCGCCCGATTCTACCAAATCCGTTTATACCAACTTTCATGCATTATCCTGTATATTTAGTATGTCGTTTATAGTTTGTTCGTCTAAGCAATTAAGCGCACGAATAGGGAGTAAGCGCTGATACTCTACAACAAGTTTTTGAACATAACGCTTCATTTGTTCACTGTCATAAATGCTTGCTATACAGCTTTCACGCGTATCAAACACTGGATCAGTAAAAATATATACATCTCCTTGCATAGTAGCAAAGATAACTACTACTAACCATTTCATGAGCTTTTTCTCTTTAGCAACTTTGCTTTTAAATCAAGAGTATCTTTAATGTCAGTTGCAAGTTCACGAGCTTCAGGATCTGTCCAACGAGATCTAACACGTTTAGTTATAGCTCCTTCTGACTTAGGAGAAACTACATTTTGTCTAAGCTCGCCATACGGACAATACTGAGGAAACTCTTCATAGAACTGCCTTATGGCACGGCGAACTGCTACCGTCTTTTCTACTATGTGTTCTGCCTCATAATCGTCCATGCGATCTCCTAAAACGACGATAACAGTGAATTAACTTGCTTCTCTAGTTCTGCGTTTTGCTGCTCAATTTCATCTATTTCTCGACGTAACATTTCTATGCGATCTTTACGTTGAGTCATTACTTCACGTAATTCGTCTAGTACTACTCCAAGTTTTTCTGTAAGTGTGTCTGCCATTTATTTTCTTTCTACTATATAGTTTTAATTAAACTCATGTATATTGCCTGCTATAGAGATACGCGTATTATCTGAATAGAATGGGTATACTTGATGTATGTGAGATGATTCAAAAATAAAAATAGTATCTTCAGTAGGATTAAAATACATAGAGTTATTAGTACGTTCAGAAAAGAATTGAATAAGCCCTTTACATTTACCATTACCAATAGCACCTGTCTCATGTTCTTGTCTAATCTCTTCTGGTATAGAAGCATAGAATACAAAAGAAAATATACCAGAGTGATTGTGAGAAGGATTAAACTCAGTAGGTCTCTGTCTATTAATCCATAGAGATATTTCATCATCACTAGGAGAAAGTAGATCTATATAAGATACTTGATTACCTACTATGTTAGATAAATGGTATAGTAACTCAATCTTTGTTCTCTCAACAATTTCTGAAGAAGTAAGTCGCTGCTCATCCCGAATCTCTCCCGCAAGGTCATAGTTTATATTATTGCCTTCTGAATTTACACATAGTTCTTTTAGGCCTTTATCTCTTACTTGTGATACATAGATTTTATCTTGCATAGAGAAACTATAACCATATTGAAATATATCCCACGATTTATTTAGTCGGTTTAAATGTTGTTGCGGATCATGTACTATTGTCATTTATTTTCTTTCTGATTTACGATCTTCTAAGGGCCAGCGAGAAGGCTCAATAGTTAAAAACTTATTTTTATATGCTCTCCAGATACGGCCATTCATAAAAACGGCTCTCATAACAGGTTTTTCTAGGGTGTTCATTGTATGCCATATAAAAGACTTATAATTTTTCATGTGTGCATCTAACAATCGCTTCACTTATGCACCTCCTCTTACTATGCGTTCAAGCGTTACTACATATCCAGGCATAGAATGATCTGCAATAGAATCAAAACGAAGGCGTACAAGCCCTAAGGCTATGCCTCTTAGTCGATCCCACGCCCGGCGCAGACCTGCGCTAGCGCTTAGTGTTCCACGCGAACTAATATAGTGCTCACGACCATCATGTCGATAGCCCATAAGCCAAAGAGGTACGCGAGTAACAATATCATTATTATTGACCCAACGATGATGGGTAACGCATAAAGCATTGCAAAAGCGATTATTACCTACACGAGGAGATCCATAAGTGTATAATTCTGCAACCTCTGGTAATATTATATCATGCTGACAACGAGATGCCAAGATTGTTGCCATTGCCGCTCCTAGCGAGTGTCCACAAAACCACACTTTACGAGTACCAGCAGTACGTAAATGAGGAACAATTAAAGTCCATAGATCATCACACTCTTGTTTAAAGCCACGGTGCACACGACCTACTGTTTCTGCTGCTACTAGTGCGGCACGTAAATCTGCACGAACATCATTCCATTCACCTGGTTCAGTACCCCGACACGCAATAACTAAATCGTCTTTGCTTGAAAAGCAATAGGCTTGCGCTCCGTCACGGTTTAAAAAAGTAATTTCAGTAAAACCTAACTGTTGACCTCTTTTACGTGCAGAAGCTTCATCTCTGTAAGAAGTGTTTGCTAGTCTTGCTAGTAACAAACTTCTTTCTAAGAAAGATAATTCTTCAATCATAATAGATCTCCTTTACAAAATTAGATGCATAAATTAAAGTTATCATAGTATTTGTACTATGTCCAACTCTTTTAACGAAAATTCAAAAAATCCCGTAGGGAACGCGTGTGAGTGTGCGCTGCGCACGCACAGGTTGTAAAGTCCCAAAACCGCCCTACCCTATAGGTTGTAAGGCTACAAAAACTAGAGATTTTTTTAAAAACGGCAGTTTTTGCCGGCCCTAGTCCAAGGGCCGGTAAGGTTTGGCGATACCAGCAGCAGCGGCGCGGCAATACTTTGCCCAATAGGCGCGGCGGCTTTCAATCTCAGCGCGGCTTTCTGTATAGGTAGCATATGCGCGGAAAGCAGCAGTCGCCGTGCCTTGCAATTGGTTGCAGCGGTTGCAGAGACGCACAAAATTTTCGGCAACCATTGCGCCACCGTTGGCTTCTGCGATCAGATGCCCGCAAGCGTCAGCGTCCCATGTACCACATGCGACGCAGCAATCAAAGCGCGCAAATACTGCTTTGCGGATTTTTGCGGGGATATGAGATTTTTTAGCCATTTGAATTCCTCCTATACCTATAAATATAGGGATTTTTGCACATAATGCAAGGGCAATGACGCATTTTTTTACACTTTTTTTAAAAAAAATTGTTTTCCTTTAAAAACAAGGACTTAGCAGATTTTTACAAAAAAATGCACTATAGGTCTTGAAATACCTAAAAATATGCCTATATTAATGCTATGACATATCTTATTGGAGGTTTTAAAATGTTTGGATTTATGGTTCGCGAAACTGAAAAGGCAGTTGCCATTGTGCGCTGTGGCGATCATGCGGGCGCGGCGGTTCGCGCTCTGTGGGTTCCACGGTCTAAAATCAATTCAATGATTGAGCGCGATAGCTATTCGCCCAGCATTCAACTTGAAGGCGAACGGGTTCGCCGTTTGGGTATCCCATTCGATTTTGACATTGACCAATCATTTTTGGCAAAGGTAGGTGCAGCATGACACAGTATAAGGCAAAATCCTTGCCGCGCCCACAAGCGGTAAAAATGTCAAACGGTTCATGGTTTGTTCCTTCTCGACGTTCTATATCGTCAATCAATAATCGCGTAGCTTTTACAGGGTTGCGCAAAACAGGTGCGCTTTCAAAGGAGGTTAAAAAATGAGACTTCTAGATATTGTAAAAACTCAATTCGCTATAAAAGAGTTTTGGGTGACTTTAGTTGTAACTCTACTATGCGTTTGCGCAGGATGGGTAGCAGTGCAACTTGTAGCAGAGGCGGTGTAAAAAAGCGTGTAATTTCAATGGCTTAGGGGGCGCCGGGCCCCCGCCGCTAAGTGGTTGATTTTAAACGATTTTTTAGGGGTTGCAAAGAGTTTAAAAGTATGCCATAACTAAAATATAAGATGATAAAAGGAGAAAATCTTATGACTACATTCTATACAGCCGGAAAAGTTTGGCACAATAAAAAATTCCAACATCTACGTGATGATCTGGGATTTGATGTTAAGGCTCGTTGGATTGACTTAGACAACGACAGTGATTTTGTGCAAAATCAAAAAGATGAGCTGTGGAATCTTTGCTATGAAGATGTGCGCGATAGTGATTTTGTGTTGCTTTACTGCGAAGATTTTGAAGAAGAACAGCGCGGAGCGTTAGTTGAAATTGGAATGGCATATGGTTGCGGTAAGCCAGTGTATGCTGTTGGTAAGTGTAAAAGCATTGCACCTAATGCAATTTCAGATGTTGCTTTCACACACTTCAAAGGTTGGCATTGGCTAGAAAGCACTGACCTTATAGAAGGTGCGAAGGAAGCTGTAGAGTTGCATGAAGCAGGTCTTAAAGAGTTTTCGAAACTTCTTGAGTTGGCTTTTGATCTTCCTATCAATTTTCCTTCTATCAGAAAGGAGGTTGCGTAATGCCTTATATTCCTGTTGATGACCGGTCTCGCGTTGATGAAGCTGTGATGGAGCAAGGCTGCCAGTGGGTTCCTAATAATGCGGGGGAATTGAATTGGCTTGTGTCTAGCTTTATCAATAACTTTTTAGAAACTCATGGTGTACGCTATGCGTATCTAAATGAAATGATGGGCGCTCTTGAGTGTTGCAAGCTAGAGTTGTATCGCAAGATTGGTGCGCCTTATGAAGAAATAAAAGAGGCTGAAAACGGCAAAGCGTATTCAGTCGAATTGCAAGGGGCTGATTACTGATGTTTAGATTTGTAATAGGCCTCGCTCTGTTAGGGTTTACCGCGTGTGCGGTAGCTCTAACAGCACTAGAGATTCACAGTTATATGTATCTCGTATTAGAAATGTGGGAATAGCCCAGCGCCCAAATAACCCTTTAAAAACAAAGGGTTACGGGCAGCGGCACCGCCGCCACGTAAGTTATTGATAATAAAGGATTTTTTCTTCTTGACAAGATAATAGAATAGATGTAAAGTCTAGTTAGTTCATATCATGGAGGTCTATCATGGCTAATATCTACACTCTCTCCACACAAACAAACGGTATCACAGATGTTCGCGTTAAGCTTCAAGAGGTGCGTAATCGTAAAGGTGTTGTTACATCTTGGTTAGTTAATGTTAGCCATAAAGGATTTGAGATTATAGATCGTCGCATTAAACATAAAAAAGTTGCACAAGATCTTTACAATAAATATCGTGCAGCTGTTTGGGAGGGATGGAAACCTTAATAAAATCAAGGGGTTACACCCCGCGAGCCCCCCGCCGCTAAGTCCTTGATTTTAAACAGTTTTTTTCTGCTTGACAGGGGTTTGACATTCCTGTAGGGTGGCAGATGTAACAACGGAGAAATTATTATGCCTTTCAAGCCCACTCTTTTTGTCGTCACCGATATTGAAACTACCATGCGTAAGCGTATTGCATTCGATGTTGCTTGGCGCATTATTGACCGTAAAGGTCGGGAATATGGTTCTGGTTCCTATGTTATCCGCGAAGCGTTCAAGCACGATATGCCTTTTTTCGCTAAAAAGATGGGTCATTATTTTGATGACGCATATGAGCACAAAATCGTGCCTGCGTCTATTGTTGACGTTCGCGCAGAATACAACTCGCAAATTGCTGCTCTAGCTGCAAAAGGTCACAAAGTCATTTTGTGCGCCTATAATGCACGTTTTGATTTTACGCACCTGCCTCGCACTTTGCAAATTTTGCAAGAGGATACTTCTGCACGTTGGCTAGATGCTGCTTTTCCTCTCATGGACATTTGGGATTTCTGGGGTCAAAGTGTTCCGCTTGGTTATAAAGCTGTGCCTTCTGCCTCTGGCAAATATCTTTCCACCTCTGCACAAAGCGCCTACCGTTGGGAATTTATGCAAGAGGATTTTGAAGAACGCCACATTGCATGGCATGATTGCTTGATCGAAAGCGACATATTGCTAAAGGCACTTAACCGCAAAAAAGTTTTGCCTATTGTTTCAAAGCCTTCTGAGTTTTCGGGTTCAGTTTGGCGTAATATCAACCTGAGACTTGGGATTGATGGCACTCAATCCCTCGCCGCATAATTTGGAGGTTCTAGCATGAAAAAAATATTACCTTATATCCTAAAGGCTTACATCTGCTATTCTATAGTGTCAGAAACTGTTGTTCTCGGAGGTGTTCTATACTTAGTTTTCTTTTAAAATCAAGGGGTTGCGGGGCGGGGCCCCCCGCCCGCTAAGTGCTTGTTTTTAAAGGGTTTTTTATTTGAAAGAAATTGCTAAGTCGTTGTTTTTAAAAGATTCTTTTTTCTTGCATTTTGGTTTTTTTAACGCTATAAATATTATATTAACCCTCAATAAAAAAGGAGGCCTGACATGGCTACATCTAAAACTGCAAACTACACTGACGCTCAAGTTGAGCAAATCGTTGAAATGTATGCAACCCTCGGCAACGATGGTTTGCAAGATATATCCGACGCGGTGGGCAAATCTGTCCGCTCTGTTCGCTCAAAACTCGTCCGTGAGGGTGTTTATGTCGCAACCCCGAAAGCTGCATCTCCTAAGCGAGATCAAGGCCCAACCAAAAAAGAGTTGCTCAATCAGCTCGAAGAAATGGTTGGCTTTGATGTCACACCGCTTTCTGGGTCAACAAAAGAGGGTTTGCAATCTCTGATTGCATTCGCGTCTAAGTTGGCGTCATAAACTATGAGGGGCAAGGTTGCAGCCTTGCCCCTTTAATCTGCCCGCAAAAAAGTGTTTAATATCAAGCACTTAGGGGGCCGGGCCCCCCGCGAGCTAAGTCCTTGATTTTAAACGATTCTTTTCTCTTGACTTTATGGTTTTTTTAGGTTATTAATAGGCATAAGGAGGATTTATCCATGATTAAAAACATTTCTATTTTCGACCTAGACGGAACCTGCATTGATAGTTCTCACCGTCAAGCTACTCTTGCTGATGGTACTCTTAATTTAGCGCATTGGTTTGATAATGCTACTCCAGAAAAAATTGCTAAAGACAAAATTTTGCCTTTGGCTAAAGAAATCAGCAATCGTAAAGAAAAAGGCGATTACGTCATAATCTGCACAGCTAGAAATATGTCAGAAGCGGATTATGAGTTTTTGAAGTTTCACAATATGATTGCTGATAAAATCATTTCTCGTCCAGTCGGGAATATGGAAGCTGACGGATCACTGAAAGCAAAACAGCTTTCATCCTTTTTAAGTCTCCGCCAATTTAAAAAGGCTTCAAAAGTGATGTTTGATGATGCTATGAGTGTTCGGTCAGCTCTCCGCAAAATTGGAATTGCGGTACTAGATCCCGCAAAAATCAACTAGAGGTTGTGATGGAATATACTTATGATACAATGCTTGAAAGCCACAATAAGCGCATGGGAGGTGAAATGGCTTATCTACTAATAGATAGACCCGATGGGGGTAAATGTGACTGTTACGGCACAATAGAAGAAAATAGCAACTTTGAAATTGTTTGCTATGATGAAGCGGACGATTGCATTTGGCTGACTGGAAACCATGATACGGACGAGCCATTTAAAAGTTGGCAAGAGGCTGTCACTTGGCTTTGTGAGAATGTGAACCCTAAAATTGAACAATTAACAGCGATTTAGTTGTTCAATATCAAACACTTACGGAAGGGGGCGCCCCCGCGGCTAAGTGCTTGTTTTTAAAGGGTTTTTTCTGCTTGACTGCAGATCATTTCTGAGGTAGGGTGAGTTACAGTCAATTAATGGAGGTGCTTATATGGCTACTAAAACTGTCAATTATACCGTTGAACAAACTAACCAAATTGTCCGGATGTATGATACATTAGGCAATGATGGTCTTTCAGAAATTGCTAGCGCAGTTGGAAAATCAGTTCGTTCTGTGCGGTCTAAATTGGTAAGGGAAGGGGTGTACAAAGCGACACCCAAAAAGAAGGGGGTTCTTCTTGATCGAGGACCTACCAAAAAAGAGCTTCTTTATGAGCTAGAAGCTGTATGTGGCTTTGACGTCACGCCTTTGTCAGGATCGACTAAAGAAGGCTTGCTTTCTATGATCGATTTTGCTAAACAATTGAGAGAAGCTTAGGCTTCTCTCACCTAACCTTATGGGAGTTTTGTTATGAACTTAAGAAATGCTATCTGTCTTGATGAATGCGGCACTGAAACCCTTATTCAGGTGGAGAACACCGATAAGATACCGTCTGAATGGAGGTTTCTTTACTGGCAAGATTACTCTGACAGGGAGCTAGCAGAATGGCGTCTTGATCAAGAGCAAGACTGGCCATAAGGCAAAGGGGGTAAACAAAAATAACCCTTTAATATCAAAGGGTTAGCCCCCGGGGCCCCCTACTCTTTAACTTATTGATATTAACTAACTTTTTTACTATTGAAACATAATTAACTTTATGGCATAACGTGCAAAAGGAGAAACATCATGGCAAGACGAGTTGAATGGAAAGCCATTGGAAAATGTGTTGTTTGCGGCATAAATCTATATGCTGAGACAGATAACAAACCGCACAAAATTGCTATGCCTTGCAATTTAGAAGGCTGTCCTTATGAAACGCCAGAACAGCAACAACGGGCTGCTGAGTTCTGGAGATCACTTCCACCAGCAGGAAAAGGGGTTACTTATTATGAATAAACTGTCAAACACTTACAAAGAATGGTCTGCAGAGGTCGATCGGATCTTGGTTAAGAAGGTCGGGCTAGATCAAGGTTGCATGGCAGATTGGTTGAGCCGAGATGCTTATGATGATGGTCTTAGTGCAGAAGAAGGCGCACTGATATGCTTAGAGGCACAAGACTTTTTTAGCGATCAAGACCTTACAGAATTGTTCAACTAAATCAAGGGTTTAGGCCCTTGGGCGCCCGCCTGCTAACCCTTTGATTTTATTGGACTTTTCGGGCTCGCCACAACTTAAAATTGAAATAGGCGCTTTCAGCGCCGCCTATAGTAGTAGTTCAACTACCCGAATGCAAGTAGAAAAACAATCTATCTCCCGGCAAAAGTCAAGTCTACTTTAATTCAGCGCCGGGGCAAGTAGTAGTTCAACTATCGGTTTTCGTGGGGACTAGTGCTTATTCGAAGTAGAAAAATAGCGCCACTATTATAGTAGAAAGCCTATAGCGTTGTCAAGCGCAAAATAGCTTTGACTCGTGTTTAAACTCAAGTCACATAATAAATTATCTGCAACGACTTGCGGCAACGACCGCAAGTTTTGACTTGCTTATTTGCTTATTTTATCGTATATTGATTATGTTGATGAGGGAAATGAGCGCCTCTAACAAGCTCTATAGCCAAATATTTAGAGAGGTTCACATGGCTACTAACACTACTGTAAACTACACTGACGCACAAGTCGCAACTATCACTGAAATGTATTCTGAGCTCGGTAATGAAGGCTTGGAAGATATTGCTGCTGCGGTCAGCAAATCTGTACGTTCAGTACGGTCTAAGCTTGTACGTGAAGGCGTTTATGTGGCTACACCTAAAGCCAAGGCTGCGCCTAAAGATCAAGGTCCTTCAAAGAAGGAACTGTTGAATGATCTTGAGGCGATCGTTGGCTTTGATGTTACCGGTTTCACCGGTGCGACTAAGCCTGCGCTGACTTCGCTTATTGCGAAGTTGCAAGCCGCCGCTTAAGGCGCGCACATAAACGTGCAGGGGGCCTTCGGGCCCCCTTAGTTTTTAACCCCCTAAAGAAGGATGTAGCCATGCAAGGCTTATTTGACAACGACAAATTGATTAAGTGCTGTAACTGTAAGCTGGCACACACCTATGGAGAACGCAAAGATTGTTATGAAAGCTCTCTTTGTCCTAGATGCGAAACAGAAGCTGACTGGGATGAGCTAGACAGCAAGCGAGACTACGAGTGGTGGAGCGTGGCTGTTTACAGCCAAGAGCAAGTGTACGGGGGCCCCGAAGAGGGCGGCTGGTGGTACACGGCTGGAGATATTGAGTACTTTGACAAGGTACGTGCGTTTACTAACTTTGATGACGCTAGAAACTATGTACAAAAGCTACTTAATTGGCTAAAAGAAGAAGAGCTAGATTGCTCTTACACGGTAAAAGGGTTTACCGAACAGTTTCCAGATGCTGGATTTCCTAATGTAAGACCATATTATTGCTAAAAACACAAAAAAGGGGCCGTTTTAAGGCCCCTTTTTTTATTTATCTATAAAAACTAGTAAAAATCGTTAAAAATAATTGCGCTACACGAAAAATACCAGAAAATTTGAAATAATACTTGCTTGGCTAAAAAATTGAATAATTCTAGTTAAAAATCAACGTCTTTCTCTCGTAGTATTAAAATTACAATAACTATAAAAAAGACAGAGTTCTCCCATTTGCTAAGTTATACGGAGAAATAATGAAAACCTAACCCCCTAACGAAATCTTCGTTTCGTCGTTACAACCCGACACCCCCTCATGAGATCTTCGTCTCACCCTTAGGACGCCTATAGTTTGCTTTTGATACTAGAATTAGGTTAGAATTAGATGAATCTTTAGAATTACAGTTGAATACTTTGAATTTAAATGAATACTTCGAATTACACAGATAGTGAAAATGTAAGTAATAGGATAAGAATTATATAAAGTAATGTTTCTATATTCATACAACCTCATGTAACTATATTAGCATATTTTGCAGGAAAGTCAAGTAATCGTCGAGCGATAAGTAAAAATCCTTTATTTTTTAGCGAATCAAACATGCAACTTGAGCATTTTAGGTCTTTCAACTATGCGAGTACTACATATAATGAATCGCTCAACGATGGGTTAGACTTAGTTAATTTACGCATTGATACGCTAGCGTTAGCCATAGCTGTGCAGTTTGTGCTAATAGATAAAGAGTAGCAACTCCTGCAGCAAGTGCGGCCACGCTAGTATAACTATTAGGCAGGCGCATGGAAAACTCCTTCTAGAGAGCTTTCTTTAATTAGTGCAATGGCGTCTAGCCTGCCTTGTTCCACAGCTATTACATCTAGCTGAGATTGAATAGCTTGGGCAATCTCAGGATGCTCTCCAATGCCAGTTGTGCTATTTAAATATAGATTAACATTTAGTTTAGCTACATCTAAGTTAGCTTGTGCTTGCGCACGTAGTGTGTTAAGTATTTGTGCTTTCATTGTCATCTCCTTGAATTGGTACAAATAAATCTACAATAGACTTTCTTAAAATTGTCTCGCCTATAGTATATCCACGAATATGTGTT